ACTAATGCAACAACGGTACTTAATTTTTGTTAACAAAGGAGAACTACTATGTGGACTACACCATCAGCAACAGATATGCGTTTTGGTTTTGAAATCACAATGTACGTAATGAATCGTTAATCCGATTTAAAAGGTAATTCATTAAATGCCCACTTTTGTGGGCATTTTCATAAATAGTAATATGCTAACATTTATCACAGACTTAACCAGCCCATTACTAGAATTTATCAAGGACGACCCAGTTCGACCGGATATTCCTGTTGAATTCCGTGTAAGCGGCAATAGATTTGTTAGCAGTATTGTTGATGACGAAAACAACACACCAAAGGCAATAGTATGTGTAAGTTTACAAGATGTTATACCAACGTCTGTAGATGAGTTAATGTCAGCAGTATCCGCACCCACTGCGGCAATTTTCTATACTATTTGGAGTTATGCACCAGGAGCAGGCGCAGAGTTGTTAAGGCGAACAGTTTCTGAAATTCAAGAACAGTTTCCTAGTATAGAACGATTCGTCACCCTTAGTCCAAAAACAGAAATGGCACGCCGTTTTCATTTAAAGAATGGTGCTGAGATTTTTAGGGAAAACGACAGTACAGTCAATTATGAGTACCATCCTTTGGTTCCGCAAGAAATACTTGACAAACACATCTAACGGTTATATAATACAAATTATGTGACCGTGAGCAAATTGGCAACGCTCCCGGCTAAGGTACCTTAGCATTGGGGAAGGGACTAGGCTATAGCGCCGTCTTTGGAGGTTCGAATCCTCCCGGTCACACCAAATCATTAATCTCGCTGTAGTTCAATGGATAGAATAGGACACTCCTAACGTCTAGATACAGGTTCGATTCCTGTTGGCGAGGCCATGTTGTATTTTTACAACATTGAATTGACAATTCGGTGCGACAATGCTATAATAAACAAAATAGGAAAAAAGATTTAGATGAGATTTAATGTAAAATGGAAAGGTCAAAGTGGTATAGAAAAATCGTTAGATTTTCCAACACTTGACACTGCAATGACTTTTAGTAAAACCTTGGGTATAGTTGTGACTATATCAAATGGTGACTTTGAAGTCGTAGGAAAATTTGGAGTAGACAGTATTAAGAACGGAAAATGTCCGGATGGTACTGTCTACGATTGGAACAAAGCATCGCGCATAGGTGCAACACGGAGACGATAATGCCATGGATTGAAAATGTAGCGGCTGATGATATCCCAAAAAGATTTCATCACGAAGCCGGTGAGAATTCGATGCTGATCAGCATTGTTGATCCAGCAAGTTGGAGACCGACTCCTGCACACAAGTTCAAAGAAATTCATAACTTTGAATTTTTGGACATCGAGGAAAAGGACTTTGCCCTAGACGAAGCCATGCGGTGTAGTCAAGAGCAGGCCAACGAACTTGTTCGATTGTTACAACGTGCTTTGGAGAATCGTATGAACGTGGTTGTGCATTGCTATGCAGGTATCTGCCGTAGTGGTGCAGTATGCGAAGTCGGTGTTATGTTGGGCTTCCAGGATACTGGTCGCTTTCGTAGTCCCAACTTGCTGGTCAAGCATCGCATGATGAAGGCGTTAGGCTGGACTTATGATGCGGATGAAAAGCCAGTGCCTTTGGCAGGTGATGAGTATATACGTCAAGGAGACATTTAATGTATCTATGTAGAGAAGAAGTTGTTAAGATTCTAGAAACCATGGACAAGTTCCCAGAGGCCACTAGTTTTGAGTTGATACAAGACAATATTGGCGCTGTTGGTAGCGTTACGAGTCTAATAGTCTATGCCAAAATTAATGGACTAGATGGTGAGTTCAAGACTGAAATTTCAGGTGTGGAGAATTGGTAATGCCAAAATGCTATCAACTAATTGGAGTTCCGGCCTCTGGTAAGAGTACCTGGGTTGATGCTCAAGATTGGGCCAACGAGTGTGTGTACGTTTCCACAGACAAGTATGTAGAAATGCATGCCAAACATCAAGGCAAGACTTACAGTGAAGTTTTTAAAGAATTTATGCCAGAGGCAGTAAATTTAATGTGCCAAGATGTTATCGTTGCTCGAGAACAAGGCAAAGATATAATCTGGGATCAAACTTCAACAACTTGGACCAGTCGTCGACGTAAGTTCAATATGTTGCCTGGCTATGAGCATATTGCTGTGGTGTTCCAAACCCCTGATGAAGAAGAACATCAGCGTAGACTAAAGACTCGTCCGGGAAAAGTTATACCTGAAGACGTGTTGTTTGACATGGTTTGGAATTTTGAAATGCCCACAGAGGATGAAGGCTTTAAAGAAATTTGGTACGCTAGTTAACTGTTGTATTAATACAACATTTCGGCCCTGTTGATCCTGATTGACAGGGCTTCTTTTTGGTGTTATAATACATACATAGAGATAGAAAGTACCCTATGGAATTCCTAGTTGAAAGTCGCAATGCCAAAAAGCGTAAATTTGTCGAAGCAATACTACCTAGCATTGTTAGCCAATTGGGATTAACTTCAAGTCGTAAGGCGGTAGTTGTTCGAATTGCCAATGAATGCGAAGGAATGGGAATGACCGTTCCTGTAGATATTTTGGACAGTTACGTTGTTGTGATTAGTCCAACATTGAAACTCAAAGAACTGGGCCTAACACTAGCACACGAAATGGTTCATGTGCGACAAATGGCAAAAGGATTTTTGAAAACCAAAAATGGTTACAACTATTGGTGTGGAAAAAAGTACAGCAAGCGAACTAAGTATTTGGACCAGCCTTGGGAACAAGATGCGTTTGCAAGGCAGGAAATTATTTTTAGGAAAGCAATTGAAGAATGACAACATGGGTAACTAGCGACTTGCACTTTGGACATGCGAACATAATGAAGTTCTGTCCGGATGCTCGAGCACGTTTTAAAAACGACCTAGACTATATGAACGAAATGATGGTCAAGGAATGGAACGAACTAATTGAACCAGAAGACACTGTATATATTCTAGGTGATGTTGCATTTTTGCCTGCACAAAAGGCCACTGAGTACATGCACCGTTGTAATGGTACAAAGATTTTGATTGAAGGTAATCACGATAGAAAATTGTTGAATGATCCGTCATTTCGCAGGTGCTTTGCAGAAGTGCATCAATACTTGCGTTTGAATTACGAAGGCACTTTGGTATGTATGTTTCACTATCCTATTGCAGAATGGGATCAAATGCACAGGGGATCTGTACACTTGCATGGACACCTACATGGCGGTGTAAGTGGAATGGAAGATTATCGATGCAGAGATATGGGCATGGATGCTTTAGGACGAATTGCAGTAACAATGGAAGATGCTATTAGAGATGCAATGACTGGAAAAATCAAAGGACATCATTAAGGAGTAAGATATGACAATAGTAGATAGGGCTCGAGTTTTTGCAACAGCGGCACACGCGGCTGTAGGACAAGTTCGTAAGTACACCTTCGAACCCTACATCGTCCATCCTGCTGAAGTTGTCAGCATCGTTAAGAGTGTTCCGCACACTGATGTTATGTTGGCCGCGGCATGGTTACATGATGTAGTGGAAGATACTGGCGTAACCATCGAAACAATCCGTGCTGAGTTTGGTGTAGAGGTTGCAGAGTTAGTTGGATGGTTAACTGATGTTAGTCGTCCGGAGCACGGTAACAGAGCACACCGCAAGGCATTAGACAGAGCGCACTCTGCGGCTGCTCCTGCCGAAGCGCAAACAGTAAAGTTAGCAGACTTAATCTCTAACACTCGTAGTATCATAGCACACGATGTATCGTTCGCCAAGACTTACTTAGAAGAAAAGAGATTATTGTTAGAAGTTATGACCAAGGGCGATGCTACATTAATGGCCGTAGCCCGTAAAAATGTTGGAGAATGATATGAAAAATCGTTATGGAGATGAATACACGTTTGAAAAGGTAGATGAAAAAACCTACACCATTGTGGGCGATCTTAAATACTGGCGTTACGGCGGCCGTAAAGGTCAAGAACAAATGGATCTCACTGATCTAGGGTTCGTTGATCCCAGCGGCGGTCCGTATATTGGACTAGGCACGAATATCGAAGGACGAAAAGTTAATCGAATTCGTGCTCTAGGAGAACAATTATTTTTCGAAGTGGAATAATGGACACAGTCAAAGAAGAATGCAATGCATTGTTAACGGCTATGATTGGCAAGCCAGAGTTAGTGGAGCAATGGTGGTCCACTAAAAACAAAGGGTTTGATATGGCATGTCCTAAAGATGTAGAATTAACAACAGTATTAGATTACCTAAGATTACATGCATACGGAGGATGGTGATGGAAGACGAATCGCACTTGCCAGTAAGTGAACAAAGTCTTGTGTATCGTTTACGCAAGCGAGCAGAAATTCGAAGGCAGATTCAAGACCGTAAGTCAGTGCAGGAGGGTCGTGCAGACCGTATTGCCGATTTACTGGAAGAGGCTGCTGACGAAATTATTAGATTAAAAGTTGGTACATCCGCTTAGGTATAGAGGCTAGATGTTGTTGATTGTGTTGAAGAATTGACATCATGGATTCTATATCTAAGTGTTCTTTTTCCAATATTTCTTTGACAACAAACATTGCCTTTTCAAATCGTTTAGTAGGATCTAACTCAAGATCATAACTTTCGTCCCAGAATTTATTAAATGTTTTAAATCCCAAATCCTTTAACAGTTGTAAAGTGCCTTGGGGTGCTAACAAAACAAAAGGTCTACCACTGATAATAGCCCTTAGTGTTTTCTCACTGAAGTTTGGCATACTAGAATGAAATTTACTTTCTGTTACTAAACTACAAAAACAATTCTGCGTAATTGCAATTAATTTATCGCTGGCTTGTTTGCTAGTATAGTCAACATCAACAGGTGTTTGATAATTGGTTATACGTCCTTGGCCGTGTAATATCGAAAGTCCTGTTTTAATATTCAGTCTATAATCTAACTTATCTATATCTATTAAACTATTCTCAACTGTGGGCAGACTATAGTGTTGTGTTAAAGAAATATCATTAATGTAGTTTGATAAAAATGCACTGGCTAGGTATCTATAATCAGTATACCGTCTATTTAGACAACAAATCTTTTTAGAAAAGTATGGATGTATATTAGGAAGTGTAGACAATGACCGAATAGAATCTACAACATACCAGTCAAAGTATTTGGTGAAATTATTTTTTTCACAATGATATATTGTATATTTTAGATTAAAATACTTTGAAATTTGTTTTATTAAATCTAATTCAGGAGAATTTGTATCTGTTGTAAACAAATCTTCTATAAAAAAATGTAGGTGATTTTTATCTACAATTTGATTAATGTTGTTTAGTATCTTGTGATGAATCTTTTTATTGTGGACTGTGCCTGCTCTAATAACAACTACAACATCAGTGGGTTCAAAACAAAATAAACTTTTAATAGATATAAACGGTTCAGACAACGAGGCTTTTGATA